GGCGGTCCAGTATCTGCTGGTTCGCCCTACCTGGTCGGCGAGCGCGGCCCCGAACTGTTCATGCCACGCACCAGCGGCAGCATCTACCCCAACGATGCGATGGGCATGGGTGGCGCGAACGTCATCGTCAACGTTGACGCCAGCGGAACCAGCGCCCAGGGTAACGGCGGTCAGGCCAACCAACTCGGCAAAGTGATTGGCGCCGCTGTGCAGGCAGAATTGATTAAACAACGTCGTCCTGGAGGTCTGCTGGCCTAATGGCTACCTTCCCAGCAATAACGCCGTCGTACGGCGCCCAAAAAACCAGCCGCCCCAAACTCCAAGTCGTCAGCTTCGGCGACGGTTACGAACAGCGCGTCAGTTTCGGCATCAACCAAAACCCCAAAGAGTGGTCCCTGACCTGGGAAAACATTACAGAAACTAATGCAGACACCATCGAAACATTCTTAGACGCCCGCGCTGCCGACGGCGCCAGCTTCGACTGGACCCCCCTGGCCGAAGCCACCTCATACAAATGGGTGTGTTCCGAGTGGAGTAAAACAATCCCCTATCTAAATCGCGCCACAATCACAGCCACCTTCCGGCAAGTATTTGAAGCATGACGACACCCACATCAATTCAAACCGAGATCCAAAAGCTGGATCCATCAGCCATTATCGAGCTGTTCCAACTGCGGCTCACGCTGGCGGTCAACGGTATTGACACCACCTTCTATTACCACGCTGGAACAAACTCCCTGACCACCGACGTGGTGTTCCAAGGTATTACCTACAGCGCTGCGCCAATCGAAGTAGACGGCTTTGAGCTGACTTCAAAGGGTACGTTGCCGCGTCCCACCATGCGGATTGCCAACGTCACCGGCGCCATCTCGGCATTGCTGCTGACCTACAACCCACTGCAGGCAAAGGTCACCCGCATTCGCACCTGCAAGAAATTCCTTGATGCCGTCAACTTCCCTGGTGGTGTCAACCCAACTGCCGACCCAACCGCCAAGTTCGAGGATCAGGTCTGGTACATCGACCGTGTATCAAAGGAAAATATCCAGCTTGTTGAATTTGAACTGGTCAGCAAACTAGACCTGACCAACCTGCAGCTCCCTGGCCGGCAAGTGCAGGACTACTGCCCGTGGGTCTATCGCGGTCCTGAGTGCGGCTACACCGGCAGCAGCTATTTTGACGTGAACGACAATGCTGTAGGCGTCAGCACTTCTGATGTTTGCGGCAAGCGGTTCAATAGCTGCAAGATCCGCTTCCAGTCCCAAGGCATCTCCGACTATCCGCATGGTGGTTACCCTGGCTCCCGCATCCAGATCTGAGGCCGAGCGCCACGCCAGATCCGCCGCGCCATACGAAGCCTGCGGTGTGGTGATCCAAGCTGCCACTGGTCAGATGTACTGTCCTTGCCGCAATGTTTGCGAGGAACCGGAAAAACACTTCGTCATGCACCCGCGTGACTACTATCGGGCGTCCGTCAACGGCGAGATCCTTGCGATTGTCCATAGCCACCCGAAGGGCGGACCTGCCAGCGAACTGGATCAGCGTGCCTGCAGGCAAAGCGGTGTGCCGTGGCTGATCTACTCCCTACCAACGGACGAATGGTTGACCATCGAACCCTGATCGGCTTGGAGTGGGACGACGACGGGCGCGACTGCTACACGATGGTGCGCGATTACTTCCGGCTGCAGGGCATCGACCTAAAGGACTTCGACCGCCCCGAGGATTTGGAGACCACACCCAGCATTTACTTACGCGAGGCGGTGGCACTGGGTTTTGAACGCGTGGAGTTTGAGCAGCGCCGCCCTGGTGACGTGGCCATCATGAAACTCGGCACGCTGGAGCCGATGCACGCTGCGATCTTCGTGGAACCGTGGCGGATCCTGCATCACATGAGAGGCCGCCTTAGTGCTGTGGAGTGGCTCAGCAGTTACTATGTGAGGAGCATCGCGGCGGTTTACCGATATGCAGCGGGTCTGCCTAATGGGTGAACTTGGCGAACGTTTTGGCGCCGAGCATACCTATTACAACCTGCGTAACGCCGCTGATGCGATCAAACTCCTGTGCATCAACATGCCGGAGTTCAAGGATTATTTACTGGAATCAGAAGAAAACGGCATTGGTTATCAAATACTTCAGGGCGGAGTTGATTTCAGCTACGAAGATCTAATCTTGCCATTTGGCGAAAGAGACCTTGTAATTGTTCCGGTTGTTAGCGGAAGCGGAGGAAGTACAGGGCAAATTTTGACCGGCATCGGCTTGATCGCCGCCGCAATCATTCTCGGTCCAGCGGCTGGTGGATTTCTTGGTTTGGGTGCAGGCTTGAGTGGCGCTGGGGCTGGAATTATTGGTGGAGTTGCCGCAACAGCGATTGGCGCCATTGGTGCTTCCTTAGTCCTTGGCGGCGTCGCACAAGCTCTATCACCACAGCCGCAGATTCCAACGCTCGGTGGATATGGCGGAGCTAATTTTGGCGGTGGGCGCATGGGCAGCCGCAACCGCACCAACGGTCCTGAGAATGTCACCTCTGGCATTGATGGCCAGCAGTCCTACGCCTACACGGGCGCCGCAAACTCAGTTGGTGTTGGTGCCACGGTGCCACTGGCTTACGGCAAAGTCCTGATCGGCAGCCACCTACTCAAGTCCAAATTCCAGATTGCCGACGAATCTGATCCGGTGCTGACCAGCCTTCGCGCACCAAGCACTGACACAATCCGGCTGGGCAACGAAATACTGACCAACGAGTTTTCCGATAAGTCCGGTGTGATTGCCCGCCGTGTTTATCAGACAGCATTTAATACGCAGGCATACTTCGACCCTGTTAGCGCATACGGCGTCACCAATAGCACGCAACTAATCCGCACCGACGTTCAAAACGAGCGCCGTTATGCATCGCTGCAGGTCTACGGCGGCTATCTAGCCAGCGTGGAGCAATACTCCGATTTCAATGTTGCACTGTCACTGGAAAACGGTCTCTACGATCAGGCTGGTGGCACTGGTACAACTTACGTTGACGGCTACATCAGCTACGAAATCAAGGTTTACCGAGGCACTGTTTTAGATGACGGCTTCCTCGTCGCTGCTGATTCTGCCACCATCCAAGGTCTGATCTTTGAAGGCCAATTCTTCGGCTGGATGCATCGCTTGGAGTTGGGTGACATTGAATCCGAAAGCATCGTCAGCGTTCAGGTCGAAGTGATCTCGGCGGAAACTGTGGCCAATGGCTCCACCGGCTCCAACCCGATCTACCTTCGCCTAAATAGCGTCGGCTACCAGCTCTACTGACATGGCACTTAATTCCGTCACAACAATCAAGGTGCTGGATCTTCTCTGTGAAGGTCCGATTGGTGGCGTCATTAACGGCCTGCAGGGTACATACCTCAACGAAACACCAATCCAAAACAGCGACGGCACCTATAACTTCAAGCCCGAAGATATTTCGTCGGCCTCTTATGTTGGCGCGGCACGTCAGGGTGCAACGTACTGGTTCAACGACGGCACCTCACAAATTGTTGAAGTCAACCAAGAGATTGGCGAAAACTACAGCGAAGACCTGAACAGCAATAACGAAGTTGTCAACCGCAAGTACGGCAGCGGCAGTGTTACGCGCCAGATCACTGATCCAACGGTCAACAATGTAGAGCTGCTGTTCACGATTCCCAAGCTCTATTCCGTCGCGCAGGAAAGTCTCGCCAAAGGTCAACTGTTTGGTGGCACGCTTCAGATCCTTATTTACGTGCAAGCCAAAGGGAGCGGCACCGGCTTCCAGCTTGCCTCCAACAAAACGATCACCGGCGTTTCCACCAACAACTACCAGTACAGCACCGGCATCATCAACCTCAGAACATTTGGCGCCGGTCCTTGGAACATCAAAGTTCAAAAGGTAGATCTGGGTGAAGGCCACTTTGAGATCAAATACACCAGCTTCCAAGACACACCGCAGAACACACCGATTGCCAGCAACCGAGGCAACCAAATCATTTGGTCGTCTTACACCGAAACGATCTCGCAAAACGTCAATTACAACTATTCGGCGCTGAATGAACTGGCAATCTCAACCAAGGCGTTCAACAGCCTGCCT